TTACCTGTCCACACAGACCCTTGCCCCGGGAAAGGTTTGTCGCTCAACTCTGGCTGCCCTTGGCTGTTTTCGCCTGTCGTCATGTAACGTGTTTCAGAGGCTTTCATTTGAATCCTTTGAGTGTCTCAGCGAGACGTGCGCGTTGGCCGAGCTTGCCTGGCTTTTTAGCCGCGGCTGCCAGCTTCTTCGCTGGGATTTTTTCGCCTTTGGGAACACCCAACTGCTCGTGGAGAGCACCGGGCTTCTTGATGGCGTCTTTAATCCAACCACCCTTGGCGTACTTCATGACCTTGTTCGGGTCGTCTTTACGCTCGATGGTGGTTGGCTTAGGCATCTTGGAGGGGGCGATGTTCCCCATACCGCGACTGGCCATCATGATGCTTACTTCTTGCCTTTAGCCATGCCGCCACCGCACATGCCGAGCGGTTTGCCGCCCTTCATGACGATCTGTTTGCCTTTGGTTTTACCCTTGGCAGCGATACCGTCTTTGCTTGGAGCAGCAGTACGGACTGAGCCCATTTTGGCCTTAGTGATGCCGTTGTTCTTTGTAGCCATGATTTGGCCTCCTTCTTTGAAAAGTTGAGTAGACCCGTGCTGGGTCTTGCGTTCATTTACCTTTTGAAGATCAGCTCTCGCCATCTTCACCCCCTTTGCGACCCAGCATACGCTGAACCGTGTTGGTCTCGTAAATACGGATGCCCGTCCAGACAATCGTAAAAAGTGCGGCGATTGAGGGAAGCATTTCGATCAGTGTTCCAACAGTAGCAATGACAGACACCCCGTCAACAAGGTGCTTCAATGACTCGTCCATGTTTGCGAATGGGTCTTTCATGCGGCACCTTAACCGTAGAAAACAGTCACAGAACCAACGTTGGTCACGTCCACATACACGTCGGTAGTGAAACGAACACCCTCTGCGGGAATCAAAGCGTTGAAAATTTCAGCCACTGCTGGCGTATTGATCGTGAGCTTTGTCACTCCACTGGCACCACCGTCTTTCAACACCACGGACCCTGCGGATGCGGTTGTCGTCAGCATGATGCCTCGGATGCGTGTTGGTTGCGCTACCAAAGTGCCGTCGGCCGTAGCCGTGGCACTCGATACATCGGTTTGCATTGTCATGTTCAATCTCCTTTAAGCCAGGGGCCGAAGCCCCCGAGATTGATTAGGCTGCAACAGCGCCGTTCAAAGCAGTGATTGCCCAACCAGCAGCGGTGTAAACCAATGTGGCGGACTCACCAACAGCAGTGAAAGTGATGGTCGAAAAACCAATCTTTGTAGTGGGTGTCAAGACAGCAGAACCGCCATCGACTACGTGAACGATGACTTTCAGTTCACCTACGGTACCGTCCGCCAAAGTCAGTGCTTGTGCAGAACCAGTAGTGGTCAAAGAAGTGAGGGCAGATGTGACGTTCACAGCGCCGGCGCCAGACAAGGCTTGGTTGTTCAAAACAACAGCGTTACCGAAAGAGGAGTCAACGGTGACTGCGCCAGTAGTGCTGTTCACAGTGATGGATTGGAAGCCGTTTTCGGACCGTACTGGGCCGCTAAATGTGGTATTTGCCATGATGTTTTCCTTACATGCAAGTTAGGCGTATCTGTCTGCATGTCGTCGGCCGGGACCGTCAGATACACCGGGATTCCCGGGATGGTGTGAATATACTCCAAAAGAAAAGGGAGCACAAGGCTCCCTTTTCTAGTTTTTGCCGATTAGGCGCCGGCAGAACCCCAAACACCGAGGGGGTCAGACCAACCGAAGCTGTAACGCTCGCGAGCCTTGTAACGCACGTTGCCAGTGTCAAAGTCACCGTCCATGCTGTTAGTCAAAGCGGAACGCTCGAAGTGCTTCAAACCGTTTGGCACGTCAGTCGTCAAGAACCAGGCATTGCTGTCGGTCAAGAAGTGGTTGACGGTGTAGCCACCAGGGATAGCACCCATTTGCTTCAACGCGTTGATGTCGTTGTCAGCAGTACCGACGCGGAGTTCGGTATCCAACAAACGCTTAGCAACGAACATCAAGGCAGGTGGAATCACCATCTTGACTGGCTTAGCAGCGATCAACAGACCGCGTTCATCAGTCCACGCAGCGATTTGAATCACAGCGTTTTCCAAGGATGTTTCGTTCAAGTCAACGCCTGTGGTTGGGCTGTTGTAGTTCACGCCACCGTTAACCAGTGGGTGACCAACACGTGAGCCGCCAGAGCTGACGCCGAACAAAGAAACACCGTCACCACCCAAGTAGCTACCGCTGAAACCGTTGTTGATAACGGCAGCAGCTTTCACTTGCTTGGTATAAGCCATGGCGCGAGCCAAAGACTTGGTGTAGCGAGCAGACAAGCTGTCGTACAAGTTGTCTTCAACTGCTTCTTCCGTGATGGAGAAGCCGAGAGCGATGGTCTCGTGGTTGTAGCGAGCTGTGAACGCTTCTTGTGCATTGTCAAAAGCGATGGCAGAGCCTTCGTTCTTAACAGGAGCTGCACCAAAGCCAGCCAGCTTGGTTTCTTCTTCGAAGCTACGCTCAGATTTCTCTGTTTCGTAGATTTCTTTGTGCTCTTCGCCGTAGCGTGCGTACTCCATGCCGAACAAAGCGTTCAGGCCGGGCAGCAATTCTTTGAGCAGTTGTGCGCGTGAAATAGCCATTTATGTGCTCCTAATTAGACGCCGACAGCGTTGCTATAGCTGTGGTAGCCGGGGTTGAACTTCACCAACACGTCTGTGTAAGCGTCGCCCACTTGAGAAGTGGTGCTGTTCACGAAACCAACGATGCGGAAAGCAGCGGTGGTAGTCACAGAAGATGCCGACACGGCAACGTTGCTGTTACCAGTGGTGGTAGAGCCTGTGCTAGTGGACTGAGCGTTAGCCAAGAACACGTTGTTACCCAAAGTTGTTTGGGCCAAAGAGCCGTTAGCTTGCACTTGGAACACTGTGCGGTCGTCGTCGATCACCAAAGCGCTCACCACACCAGTTGTATTGGCAGGGTAGTACTGAGAGTAGATCACTTGACCTTGTGCGTTGACGTACGAGCAACCCACGAACACGCCGACGGCACCAGTCAAGGTACCAGAGCCTGGGAATGAGTTAGTCGTGGCATCAGCACCAGTGCCGGTCACGAGTTGCAAATAGCCATCAGAACCAACAAACACAATGCTGCCATTGAAGATGTTGTTGCTGTAGCCAGCAGGGTTAATGAGGAATGAACGGGTGCTACCAGCATAAGGTAGACCGCCCAACTCGTTTACGGCACGGAGGCCGTAGGGAGAAGCGGTAGATGCCATTTAAGGACTCCTAAGTTACTTTGAACCTGAACCAAAACCACCTCCGCGACTGGTCGTTGACTTGCGGTCGCTGAACAGAGGCATACGGGGGTCATTGTTTCGCATGAAGTGGTTGTCCACTGAATCCATCTGGTTCTGCGCTTGTTGGTTGTAGTACTCATCGCGGGCACGGGCTTGTTCGGTCAGCATCTTGCAGAGCATGAGGCCGCCAATTTCCACGTTTCCGGTCTTTTCGTTACCGAACAATTGCAGTTCTGGATGGTCCTCTGCTCGAACCGGTTGCCAGCCTTCGCGCATCTTGCGAGACACGTTGGATGGGTCAGCCTGGCCAAGAACGTGTGTCGCAATCCAGCGATACACATAACCGGGTTCAGGTGTTGGGTCGGGCAGAGATGTCGGCGGTACGTATACAGCACGAGCATTTTTTTCGCGTGATGTCAAATCACGAGGTGTACGGTTTTCAGCCATTTGATTTCTCCATTTTTGCCAATTCGGCGGCATATTGTTGAGGGGTAAGTCCAAACTTCTTCGCAAGGGCAACCTGCGTTGATGTCAACTGGATTTTTTTCGCGCCCGTAGAGCGCGTAGCACCTGCAACAACCGTCGCTGGTTTCTTGGAGACTTCACCGGTACGCGGCTTGTCTTCGTCTACCCCGAGAATCTCAGGGAACTTTGACTTCATGCGAGCATCAATCTGCTCGAAGTAGGCATCGCTCGTTGGAGTGATACCCGAGTTCACTAGCTTTTGGTGCAGCCCTAGCGCATAGCTGGTAACTTCTTCGTACCCCGCAGCACCGAACCACTGGTTTTTGGCTTGCCAGCGCAAGGTTCTATCGTCCGGTTGCACGCGTTGGGGTTCGCGATGGCTAGTTTGTACCTCAACTTCACGCTCTTGTAAAGGGGTTGGCTTAAATTTATTTGCATCAGCCATTTTCAACTGGGCTGCCATCATCGCGGCTTGCGCCTCAACCATAGCATCAGCATCGAACGCCTCATGCGCCTCCTTGTACTTGCGCTTGGCTGCCTCCAGCTCAGACTCAGCCAGTGTCTTGGCCTGAGAAATGAACTGCTCGGTGCCGCTGTGCACAGTCTGCTTAAGACGTTTGTTGTCCTCAATCAGCTGTTGTGTGACCCGCTCAAGCTCTTCCTTCTCTCGGAGAATGGCCTCTTTGGCACGGCGCTCGTCGTGGCGCGCATGCGTCAGTTCCTTGATGCGTTTCTTCACGCCGTCAGAGTACGAGTCGATCTCGTCTTCTGAAGGGTCCTCCACCTCGCGCTCCAATGGCTTGCGGCCACGGTCTTGCGCTGGGGTGTCATCAACAATTTCAATTTCGAAGTCGTCGGATTCATTCGTTGAGACTTCACCGCCGGCGGCGGCTTTCTTCTCTTCGATCTCGTCCGGGAACTCGAACTCGTCTTTCAGGCTCATAGTTTCTCCTTAAGCGCGGGTGATACCGCGGGGGTCTTGCACAACAGCTTCTACCTGATCGTCATTGAGCAGGCGGAATTCTTTTCCGAAAATTTTGAAACGCGTACCGGAATACGTACGCACGAGCACGAAGTCACCGGCCTTGCACCACGCGCCTGCGGGGAACTTGGTTGTGTCTTTGTACGCGTCTGGACCCACACGCAGCACGAACAACACGGTGGTGCCG